TAATCTATGGAGCCTGAAGGTGTTACCGACCTCATCATCCTCGTCAAGAGAGCGATGAGGGCATAACTCGGGGAAGCCACGTTCCACGTGGTCGGACCAAAATCAACGCCTTCCGGGGCATGGACATAGGACAACGCAAGGACCAGCATGGTTTCGAACAAGTGAATGTCCAGCTCCACAACAACCTCCACGATCTTGCCAGTGATGAAGAACCACAGGTTGATCACCATCGAGTCGAGGAACCGGACTGAATCCAAGAAAGACCGAGAACGGTACTTCCGGAACACCACCGAATAGGCAGTGTAAATCCAATGCCTCAACAAAAGCGAAGCATAACGATCGTGTCCAACGACCAATGAATCAGCCCTCAAGAAGGCGTATGGGGATTTGTTCAACAAATTCTTGACAGCCGGGACATCGGCCACGTAGCCGTTGGAGTTAGCCAGCAACTGCAAAGGCCAACTAACCCGAGCGGCCAACTTGGTCTGGAGCCAGTCGGACCAAGGCAGGTTGGCATACCTGGGACTCAGAAGGGTCGGGAAATTGGCAAGCCAAGACACGAACACCATCCAAGAATCAGGGGCCTCCAGCAAAACAAGACCTTCGATCTCAGTGACATTCTCCAAGGAGTCACGATCAAGGTCCGAGGTCTCACGTGGCCCATAATGAATCAGAGGCCCAGAGTACCAATCATACACGACCTTATTATAAGAAGGTACCACCGGGATCTTCTTATGACCCAAGGCCACCCAGAGGGCCTGATTCCTGAGGGCGATGATGTTCAACTCATTCGCCAACGGTGTGTACACATCGGGGAGGTGAGCGCAGAGCGCTAAGTAGGCAAGCCCAACTTTATATTCCTTGAAGGAATCACCCACGCGATTACGAAGGCCCATCCCCTTGATCTTGCCAAGGAGGCGAGCCTTATCATGGACAGAACCAAAGGTCAACTTTGCCTCCACCCCAGCCCGCTTGAGCTCAGTCTCAAGGAGTGGGGTCATCGGAATGGGCTTCTTCGCTAGGAAGGAGAAAGGGAGCAAGGACCAATCAGGAGGCGACGAAGTCTTAAACGCATCCACTGGGGATGGCATCTTCCGAACCCCTGGGGCCTCATCCCTCATCACAGTACCAAGCCGTGACATGGCAATCATGGCCGCCTCAGGCGACCACCCAAAGACACGATCCCAAGAGAGGATGTGATCATCACCAAAATTCGCCAGCGTATTATAAGACCAAAACTCACGGGCGGGTTTACCAGTGACGACCTTCCAGGCGAACAAGTAATTAATCACAAGTGCCAAAGAATTGTCGATCGACGTGGAGGAATGACCCGTCGTGAACCCTTGCCCCTTGGTAAAGAGATCACCGAAATTCTTGAAACCCATAGGCTGTGTCAACAGCTTATTATAGGCCACGTCGATCAACTCAGCGATCTGACGGTGGTCTTTGTGGTGTTCGAAACCCATCTTACGAAGACGGGCCACCATCTCAAGAACCGGGGGAGCCTGCGTGCTATCAAACGCAGACATATCACCGGCGAAAATATGGTCATGCGACAGCATGGACTCCCAAAGCCGATTCAAATTTTGACCATTGATCGGCATGCCGACCTTCATCGGAGTGTCCCAAATGGCATAACGATGATTGGGCTCAAAATTGAAAACAGTCGTCAAGACATGATGGGCAAACGGAGAGCCGATAATAGTCCTGACAGACCTACCTAAAGCTTTCTTGAGCTTCAGGTTCTCCATCTTCGTGAAGACCGGGGAGGGCATATCCAAAAGTTTGGAAACCCTAAAGATGTCCTTCCAGAGGTCCAAGAAGGGACCATGCCCGCCAAGACTCTTGATCACCTGCCGTCGAGTAATCTGACGGATCCTCCCATCAGGGGAGAACAACCCAAATCCGAAACCGAAGTTAAACTTCTTCTCCCAACGGGCGTAGATGGTCTCGGGTGGCGTCAACTTGGAAGCCTCGAACTGGATCTTCGTACCCTCCCAAAGGGCATCGAAGACATCATCCAACAACGCTTTGTCGGACACGTCGGTATTATGGTTACCAGACCAATACCGGGCGGTGGACCTCAACTCTTCCAAAATACCAGTGAAGGTCGAGGTGTGAATGTTTCCCGGAAACTCTGGGAAGAATCCCTCAGGGACCCATGAAAAGAAGCCAGTCTTCATCTTCCTGAAACCCAAGGCATAACTAGAGGAACCAAGGTACCAAGCGCCCCATTCTGAATGCTCAGAGAGGTAGTTGTGGGCGGCCTCTTGTCCAATGGAATCAGGGAAACCAGGAAGAGCACTAAGCCCCAACCCCTCAAGGATTGAGAAAGTCCTGGAAATCGACTCCAGAGTCGGGGGACGGTAAGCAGCATCAAGCATCTCCGGCAGCCTAAACGAATTCATCGCTTCGACCGCACGAAGAGTCCACTTACGGAGAAGGTTGGGACGTTTGGCAAGCCAAACTTTGCTGATGTTGTTCAACTGCTCCAACAACTTTTGATCACGCCGGGAGATCTCGACCGCCTCAAACGGATCATCATCCGGATCAGCGGATGAGAGGTAATTGAAACCCGCCGTGAACAGTAAGGGGTAAGCCCGGATCAACCGGAAAAGCCCCTCAAAACCTCCCTTGAGGTAAGGGCTGTCAGTAATGGCAACAAAACCAACCCAACCGATGTCCAGAACGGAATCAGGGATGAAGAAGATGAGCCATCCCACAGCCAAAGCACGCGTCAGCCTCAAGGGAAGGTTGAACGCACGATGGACAAGCTTCCCAAGAGCCGCAAACACAGTCGACACAAGGAAGAGTCCACCAAAGATGACCGCAGTGCCAAACGCGGTCAGCCAAACCTCAAGGGCTTGGATATAAGCATAGGTCAACTGGGCATCGGTCAACGAGTCCAGTGACATATACGATAAACTACGAAGCGGACCGTCACCGACGTCAAGTCGTAGAGTCACGGCGCCAAAACCAGATGAGACGATGAAGGCAAGCTTGATCGCGGTCATCTTGGTTTGACGACCAGCAAGGTGCAAGAACCCCTCGGAGCCCTTGAAACGAGACAATAACCGGTCAACGGGCACCATGAAGATGGCAACGACATGAGAAATGGCAGACATGTCGAATTCCACATTCAGGACATAAACCCCCCAACAAATGAGTGGGATCGCACATGCGGTCCCAAAACAGATGAGGAAAACAAGCACCTCATTGAAGTAGAGGCCCACGAAAACACAGTCGAGGATGAACAACACCCTGAACCTGAACCAACGTCCGAACCCGACGGACGACCCGGACCCGCCAAGAGTGACCACGATAGAGAGGAAAGTTCGCGAACCAAGCGCGATCGTATGGATCGGAGCTAAAATCAAACCCCCGACAACCTCAATCGAGTCCTCCAAGACACGAGACAAAACAAGCGTAAGCCGGACAATCCTAGATGTGACCGGCCACACCATCCCCCTAAGGGTCGGAAGAGCGGGGACCAGACCATCAAAGACGACCCCGGTGGTGACCCAACAAAGAAACAAGGCGACCTCTACGACCGATAGCGAG